TTTTTATCAAGCAGGTAGATTGTCGGAATATCAAACAGGTAGTTCTGGATTTCATCCAGACTTAAAGAGAAACCTTCTGAATGATTAATAGGGAAAATATACCCTTTTTCGAAATCATTGTAGTAGAGTGCACAGGGTGCAGTAAGTGAGGGATGTGTTTCCTCTGAAAGAGATACTAAATCAATGAAACACTTTTCTGTTCTTGATAATTTTAAAAGCTGCTCTTTCGTTTCGACAATATAATACATAACATTTATTTATAACCTAATTAAGATAAGATATTACGATCTTATAAACAACTACTAAGAGGTAATTCTTGCAAATTTAGTATAATCTCCACCGATATACTGCAAGAGACCAGAAAAGACCCTATCTTTACTCTCTGTCACACGTCTATTTGTACTTATTATTCCTCCTTTGATTTGATACTGCGATACGCGTGTATCTTCTAAAGGACCTGTTAACTGCCATAACATATCTATACTTTCATACCCTAAAATATTCTCTGCTGCAATGTCTCCGTTCTGGATTTTGGTCCAGTCTAGTGGCGATATTTCAAAAATATATCCAGGTCCGCTGACGGTTTTTGCAAAATAACGAGTAAAATATCCAAGCTCATAGTCGCTCTCTATCACAATAGGGTAGTAGGGCTTTAACTCAGTAAGAGTGCCGTCGGCGCTACTTGCATCATCAATAGCATCTACCGGACGTCCGCCAGCTATATTATAATAGGGAATTGTATTGAAGCCTTCTGCTATTCCTGCACCTCTCCTAAAATACTCTAGAGGATATAATTTCTCGTTTGTTCCTGTAACCGGATCTGGTCCGGTATATGCATCTCCTCCGTATAGCCTGTAGTACCTTCCCGCATAGGGTACTCCATTTGCAGTAGCATACTCGTTACCGTTAGTTGATAAGTTTGGAGCTACTCGTGATAGTGGGTAATACCTTAAAACTCCCATTTTATATAAATTTTCCAGTTAAATCTACATAATTAGTTAGCTTTCCGTTCTGTACGCCTATGTGTAAGTGCGGGAAGTTTACAAGCCTTGTTCCATAACTATCCGGAAACAGTCCTATGTACCCTACAAGATCGCCGCGGCTTACTGTTGTACCGCTTTTAACTGTAACGTGATCTAGGTGTGTATAAAAGAAGGATCCTCTTCCTCCTACTAGCGTAAAAGAGTATCCCCACACCGTATCATTATTTTCGGAGAAATAGATACTAGTTACAGTACCGTCAACAATAGCATATACGGGGGTACCGGCATTAGCTCCTAAATCCCATGCGTTATTGTTTGGCCAAGTATTTGCACGGCCGCCCCAATTTGGATGAGCGGGAGTATTAGGTATTCTTTTTGGAGACCCTAGGAGATAGTCAGAGGTGGATGATGCGTTATTACCTCTAAATAAGTCAGTACCTCTTGGGACTCTAGAGAAAGTTCCTGGTGTAGGTCCGGTAGAGGCGGCTAAGCTGATTTGATTCGAGTCAACGAATAATACTGATCTACCTAAACCGCTGCTTTCTCTTAGCGGGAACATTTGCCCTGTGAGTTTAGTCAACCACTGGTTGTTCTCAATAGTATGGACCAGGCCGGAAGTAATAAACCCGAATCTAGCATTGCCGTTCAATCCTCTCAGCGATATCGGTAATCTTTCTTCAGGTATCGTAAATGCATTATACATTAAGATTCCGCTAATACCGTCAATAGTTATTTCTGCATTAGCGGGTATAGGGGCAGTTGCTACGGCTTCAGGCAGTCCTGATTTTACTTTCGAAATCCGTTCAATATAATAATTTTTAGCCTGTTCAATGTCACTTTTAGCTACTTTAAAACTTGAATTAATGTTTATCGTATGCTTGTCAAAAAACTCTGCCGCTTTTACATCATTGGCTTTTGTTGAACTACCTTTAGTATTCGTATTCGCAGCTGCTTGTACGCTTGCTGCATCACCAGGGTAGGGTTTATATCTATCTACGTACAATTCGTTTAACGTACTAAAAGAAGAATGATCTGTTGCATTGATTGATCCAGTTGCAGGAGATGCTGATATAGCGATTATCTTTGCTAGATTAGTAGATATTGTAGTTTTCAATTGAAACTCACGTGCTAAACTTCCGCTGCCAAAAACTGGAAGCTCCCCGGATGTAATCCTAGTGTCTAGATCAGTACTCCTTCTATTGTTGTTATAAGCTGTCCGATCAGTCATAGTGGTTTCTTGAGCGAAAGGACTTTGGTATCTTGGACATATTTGATAGTCGAGAATTTGTGCAGTGTTTGCATCGTCTCTATAAACCAACCTAAAGTAATTAGCATTTCCGGTTGCTTTTCCGACATCCACTAAGATTCTTTCTATGAAAGGCTGTAAATTAACTGCATGTTCAGGATCAGAATATTGAAATTCAGATAACAAATTCAGCAGGTAATCAACGTTTAAAAGAATCTTCATTATCTCTCCCCTATTTGCACTATCTGACTGAAAGTTATACTTAGCTTCAGTCAATTTTTCAAGCAGCGGGTTAGTCTTCTGTGGATTAAATTTCAAGCCTGCACCAGCAAGAGTAGCAGATGGAAAAATGCTTTTATATTCACTGTCTGTTGCACTAAAAGGAATCAAACATACAAATGGATCAACGGAAAATTGCTGAGGAAAAGTTAAGCATAAGTTTGTTTTTGGATTAAAATCAATATAGAAGTACGGTCTTTGATCGTTACTGTTACCTGGAGGAATATCTCTTAAAAGTCTCGTAGAATCATAAACTATACACATATTAGCTAAAAACGCCAGTAGAAAGCCGAAACTAATGTACACAGGACAGCGAACTGTGTCCGGTATGCCATCATCAAGATCTTGATCGTACCTTACTATAAATGCTTTTGTAAGTTCAACAAAGTCTACATCCGGTATTTGACTTAAAAGGCTAGGATCAAGCATTAAATTAGCGTTAAAGCCTTTCAGTGCATACTTTAAATCTGGATTTGTTGTTACACTGGTTGGATCTAGTACGCCGTTAAGTATACCTTTTGCAAAAAAGTTATTAACGATGTTCTTATAAGTTGTGCTTTTGTCTATAGACAGCCAAGCAACACTTTTCTTTTCATCTGCTCTAGCCTGCACTTCAGCTTGAACTATAGTTAACATTGCATGTAGTGCAGATTGAAATCCATCAGACCGGTCTTTTTGTGTATCACTTACAGTGTTTTTTACCGCCGATCCTCCTCCGTCTGCTCCACTACCGCTTCCTTTTTTATTAGTAGGAGTAGCTAAGGATGGTGCTGGTCTGAACAGTAGGAGATTATTAGTTTCATACTTGATAAAAATAGTGTACTTACGTGTTTGAGATGCGAAAGCGGAGTTAGTGCCTGCATACGGCACCACTACGTCATCTAATCTTATCGTTCCGTCTATTATCACTCCGTCGGGGTTACCTGAGACGGGAGTAGGAGTGTTAGTAAAGCCTAATTGAGAAAGTGCAGTTCTAAATAAAGACTCTGCTGCACTGGCGAGTGCTAGTAGACCTCTAGCGGCTCCGGAAAAACCAACGCTTGTGGCTACATCAGATATGTTGATCGGTGCCGGTACTGCTTTCCTGATACTAGTTATGTTAGCATTAACTCCTTGTCCAGAATTGCCGTTAGTAATGTATTGCTCTAATGCTTGAATTATTGCTTTTCTAGTTGGAGGGAAATCGGCCTCTGTATTGCCGTCAACAGATACAGCACTAATTTCACCAGAAAAATACAGTAAACCTGGTGATCCGCTCACTCTTTTTGCTAAGAAAAAGTTTTTTCTATCTCCATTAAGTCTACCGTTAATATCTCTTGCTTCAGCTACTTTATAATCAGGAGCGCTGAGACCTGCAGGCGCATTACCTGTTCTAACATCATATATTAAATCCTGTGCTAGTTGAAATACCCCGGGGGATACGTTAATTCCTGCATCATTTAGTATTTGTCTGGTCCGATTAGTTAGATCGGTGCCGAATAGATTGTTTGCGCCAATAGTGTTGTTTGTCACTGTAATTGCGTTGCCAAATCTCTCGAAGATTTCAGGAACTAAAACAGCAGAAACTGTATTATCTCTACCAAGCGAAATGTTACCGAACGGTGCGTTGAGGTATCTTATATACAACCCGCTATAGGCCTTATCTACTTGTAGTCTTTTATCTCGTGTTGTAGTTGTTACGTTAGGGCGACTTGGAGTATTAAATGTTGCAAAGCTTTCATTCTGTCTAATATCGCCTCCACTTGGTAAAAAATCATAGCCGATGACACTATAATCTGGATTATTATAGAGCTCTAGTGCTGGATCAGCTCCATCGTAAGTTACTAGATATTCCTTAAGTTTTGCAAAACTAGTAGGTGCAGGAGGCGGTGCTCCAGTACTAGTTCCGCCGGCGCCACCTGTTGCAGAGGCTAGTTTATCAGCTAACGCTCTTTGATTTGCCTCTATCTGCTGTAGTCTTTTCTTTAATATTTCCTGATTCCTTAGAAACCTTTTAATATCTCCTTCTGGTAACTGATAAGCTTGATTCACCCTTACCGTATTCATTATAGCGCCAGGGCCTATTATTCTTACCGTGCAGTCGTATCCGCCTTCTTGGTTAAACGCCCAATTAAAATTAGATACAACCCCGAGCATTCCGTCGTAATTGCCGGACGTCTCTCTTGACTTTCTTGCGATTTCTTGTTGTATCTCTAGTTTTCTTCTATTAGGAGTTGCGGAAAAAGGATCGGGAATACCGTAAATTTCATTTGTAACAAAAACTCCTTCAGGTGTAAAGCGGCCAGTTGTAGTATCGATATTATTAAAATACTGCGTATGACCCCACTCCAGTAGCATTGAGTATCCTAGCCTAAAATAAAGAGCTTCAACAACGTTCAATTGATTTATATTCCATACCTTGAAACTGATAGTGGCCTGTCTTAGAGATCCGAGTCTCCCTAAGGTCTCTACTTGTATAGACGTAAGACCTGGCATAGGTCTATACCCTAATTCTGCGGTTCCTCCTAGCCCGTAAGCTCCTTCAGGACCAATTCCCTGTCTTAATGTTAATCCTTCAGGATTAAATAATGCATCTCTCTGTGATCCTTGTATAGAGGTACCGGCTTCGAGAATCCAGTTTTTAGCTAGAGCATCAGGATCAAGACTCTGTATATTACCGAGTTTTAAATTATCGTAGAACTTAACTAAGTCGGCCTGATCACCATTGATATTAACTGATGATACAAGGCGTGCCCATGCACTTTTATTGGCTACAAATAAAACATCTTGAATGTCTCTTGTTTGAGCAGCATTACGGTTTGCCCTAATTGCTAGCTGCTGTAGGACATAATCAGGAAAAGGAGCGCCTATAACGTTCGATAACTTAATATTAGCCATTATTAATTAGATTGTAATTATTCAACACTATTTTAATATCGGCTGGAACTCTAAGCTGTATACCAATAGGGGGGTAGATAGAATCTCCCGGAAGTGCATTTGCAGAAGCTATGATCCACCATAGACTACTATCTTGGTAAAAATCAAGGGCTATTAGATCTAACCTATCATTGATAGTTGTTATAAAATAGTAGTCAGAATCTGTAGGAGGTATTACCGGATAAAAATTAGTCTCATAGTAAAGACTCCCTGTTACGTCTAGTTTTGTTGTCCGTATGTATTGATATCTTGATTGCATATTACTTTTTTCTACGCAAGTTTATGAGTTAACCTCCGTTATTTGTCTGCTGTCTACTCTGTCTCCGCTCTAATCTAGCAGCCCTCCTTATATCTCTTCTAGTTAGAGATTGAAAGAATTCTGCTTGAGATAGTAGATCGGCATCTTGTCCTTGAGTATCTACCTGAGTCGGAGTTTGTACACCGACGGCTGGCGCTACAGGGAGACTGTTAGTAGCGAGCGTTTGTTTCAAATCATTGGTAGTTGCTGCTGGATCTAAATAATGGTCTTTGTTCACTATCAACGGTACCCACGGATTATCTTTACTTACTTTTCTCGGTAGTATATCCATTATAGGCTTGAAGGTACATTGTATAGCTACCATATGGGGCAACTCTCTAACGTCGTTTTCCGCTACACCCTGTCCTAGATATTGATTTAAAACTATCTCCCAGGGAGTGTTGGAATTATCTATAGTTATGTTGATATTCTCAATAAAACCAGGCATTCTGTAAATATAATCTCCAATAGTCAGTTTTACAACATTTCCTCGCATTATTCCGTAGTCAGGAGAGTAGTCAGGATATACTTGCGACATTAATTGATTCAACTTCGTATACATCGGTAACATTTCCTGTCTACTCTGTGCAAACATTTTAAAGGTAAATCCAATACTTCTGTCAAAACCTTGGTATGTTCTAAAAGTCTCTCCTCTACCTAAATATTTAAAAGTATTATACGAGGCTTGATTATTATCGGTTATTGATCCTTCTAAAAATGCTCTAAAAACTAATGCTATTGCTTGAGTTGGATCGGTATTATCAATACACTCAAAAGCAAATTTGATAATATCCTTAGTCTGCGATCCACCAGTAGCCCAGGGATCTTGATTACCTGTTACAGCAAAAGGAAATAGCATATTCAAGACATCTTCTCCTACTCTATTACCTCTAGAAATATAAGATACTCTTGAGTTAGGTGCACCAGGACTACCTATTCCTAGCGTCTTTGTTATATTAAATGCTTCGTAATTAGAAAACGGAATTATCGGGTTGTTTTCATTGGTCTGTGCTCTGAAATCTTGGATTGGCTGTTGAACAGGAGTTCTAGTATCAGTTCCCTGAGTTGCTAATTGTTGATAGGTTAATGCAATAGCTGAATACGCTACCCCTTTTGCGTCTCCTACGGTGAATTTAGGATCGGCATTAGTTTGACTTAACTTAGTTACATTAGTGTCTGTATACCGGAATATTCTAGTATTTCCTATCCCGTATACTGATCCTGGTCCGCCAATGTAATTAAATAACTGAGATTGTATTGGTGAGATACCCATCCTGTCAACTAAGGTAGGATCTACTCCTACACCTCCTATTAAATCAGGATTAACTAAAAAATTTGTATTTCCTACAATTTTTAATGCCCTTAAAATAGAGAGTCTGTTAGTGGCAGCAGTATTGTTTTGCGGTGCACCGGCGATGTATGCATACGTCTGCCGTGGATTTTCATAGAGGTTAGGTGCTACACCGTGTCTGTTAAAGTGAGCTCCTGTACCTTGAACTTGAACTTGAGCTAATGTGTTTATAGGGTTATAAACATTAGTTACAGGGATAAATGAATTAACTATTCCTATATTAGCTATAGAATCTGCACCTATCGCTGTTGCATTAGGTACTTGCATTCTTGGATTAGTTAATTGTAATCCGCGCTGCTTTTCTATAAACGCAGTACCGCGAGGTGCATCATTGAAAAACTTCTCTATCCTCTGTCTGTCGATAGTTGAGGTTATAATTCCTGTCCCGCCAGTTAATAACTGCGTAATTGCACCTCCCCTCACCGGATAATCTAACGACGTTCTATTGATCTCGTAAAAGGCCCTTATTTGCGAAGGTGTACTAGCATTGTCTATCGGAAACTGCATGTAAGGCTGGTTGCTACTACCCCCACCAGGTCTATCTGCGCCATAGCGTAGACTAGTTAAATCAGTTCTGAAATTAATTAAAGGCATGTTAACGTTTGTTTGACGACTTTACATAGTCAATGTAAGTCGGTTGCGGTTTTGCATTATACGTAACATCTATAGGGTTTTGAATAGGAGGTATTGCAGGAGAGTTCAAAGGTACTGATGAACCTCTTATTGAGGCTGCAACATTTGCAGGAACGCCTTCAAAAATTCCCGAGGGATTAGTTTGCCCTTTTTTGCTTAGTGTTGATCTTGTTATTTGCTCTAACATAGTTTTATTATTTATGCCATACCTAAACCGTATATTTGATCTTGTGTTTGTCCGAAGAGTATTTGACCTACCTTTTGTTTATCTAGGTAGACGTTACCGGGATTATTGCTTGCTGTTGCTCTGTCTACTGCTGCTCCTGCTCCTGCTCCTCTACTAACTCTACTCGTTTCTGCGGCGGCGGTAGCAGGGTTTACCGGTGCTGCCATTGAGGGATTCGGGGTTCCTACAGTAGGTGTATTTCCGCCTCCAGTCATCCCTGACATAGCTTTATCTACCAATCCTTCTAGATACATGCCTACTCCGCCTGCAACTATGAGTCCAGTTGCTAGGCCAGGAATACCGCCCATGCCGGCTGCCATCACGACTCTTGCTACTGCTGTAGCAACTGATAGCATTGCTAATATTTTTGCAGCCTGTATAATGCCATTCATGATAGCTGGAATATTCTTTAAAACATCGGCTATTCCTATGAAAACGTTTTTAATCTTGTCAGCTATGTTTTTCATTTTTTCAGTATTGTTAACAAAGCTGATTAACTTTTCAAGTATTCCAATAACAGGTCCTTGTAAGGTACTTCCTAAAATTTCTTTAAACTTTTCTACTGTAGTATTGAACTTATCTTGAATGGATGCTCTCTTTAGATCACTTAGCTCCTGCTGAGAGAGTACTTTGCTCAATCGTTTTTGCCCCTCTTCAGTCTTCATCAAGGTTTCGTACCTCTTAGATAGCGACTCACCTTCTTTTCCTCCTAACTCTAAAACTTGTTTTTGCTGTAATAATATCTTTGCATACTCTTCTGATGTTAATCCTATCCTCTTTGCTTCCGCATCTCTTGCAATAACATTCAGATTCATGAACTTGTCATAAGTATACATCTGCTTATTTAACTCTTCCATAAGACCGGCAGTATCACCGGTAAGAGCTAGGTTTCTGGCGTTAATTAAATTACTTTCACGTCCCGTTATAACAGAGGCTTCTATTTCACTACTAATACTTGATTCAAAATCTAAGAGACTGCTAGCTTGTTTATTAACTTGTTCTAGAGTAGTTCCTAACTTTGTAGCTCTAACTATAGCTGCACTTAAGGCTTCTATATCTCCTTTAAAATTCATTAGTACGGTTGCACTAGTTTTAGCAATACCGTCTAATATCTGTCTTTGTGTAAGGGCTAGCTTATTTCTTGCTCCTTCTATCTTTGCACTAGCCTGCAAAATACCGTAAGTTTGGTTTAACTTCTTGCCTGAAATAGCAGAAGCTGTTGCTAGTGCAGCCATTTGGTCGGCTGAAGCACCGATACGTTTTTGAACTAATGCAGCGGTTTCAGCAAATGCTTTATTGGCAGGTACTAAAAATCCAAAAGTATTTGTTAACTGGGAGTACGTTTCGGTAACCTCTTTCGAAAGTAAGAAATTGCTATGTGCAATCGCCATTAACTGGCCATGTAATTTTCCTGCCTCGCTTACTGATACTCCTAGATTCTTAGCAAAATCGAATGCCTTTTGATTGAACTGTATTGCGAGCTTTACAAGAGTTTCAAATCCTTTTGCAAGCAAACCTAGCATACCAATTCCGAAATTGGTTCCGAGCTGCATCAAACCTTCAGCGAAGACTTCCATTTTAGAGCCGCCTTCTTCGGCTTTCTTTTTCATCGCCTCTAGGACTTTCTCACCTTTTGTTAGCTGGGATATTAGAGGGCCTATGAAAGGTAGCCCTCCTATTGTTTTCATGACAACAGCTAGACCTCCCATTGAGGTTTCAAAACGTTTTGCTTTTTTTAGTAACTTATCATATTCTGCGCCTTGCATCTTTATTGCTTCCAATGCATTCCAGTAACTATTCCTTATATCACTTGCTGCTTGACTATGCTCGGCTGCTGTACCTTTTATCAATAATTCAAAATCAAATAACTGTTCAGCTAGCCTTTCTTGTTTTTGTTTGTTTGCTAGAATCGCCTTTTCTACCGATGCAACAGATGAGAGGTCTTTTAGGAGGTCTTTGTTTTTATCTTTTAACTTATTAGTTTCACTTACTGCATTTCTTAGCTCTTTTGTAAAATCTCGGGCAATACTCTTACCTACTTTTTGAGTATCGATATCAAGGCCCTGGAGAGCATCTCTCATATCATCTCCAATGATACTGCTAATTGCTCTTAGCGTATCTCTCATTGTACCGAATACGGCATTGAGTTTTTCGGCTTCGGTAGTATTGGCGTTGCTGCCAGTAGGTCCAGGAGGCGGTGTAGTGCCTCCAGCTCCGCCGCCAGTTGCGCCAGTACCAGCTCCACGTGTAAATCTTGCTCTTCTTCTAGCCATACTTTATCTATAGATATAAATATGAATAACAGTTATTTTTTACCTGCTTTGCTAGTATATATAGGTGTGCTTTGAGTAGGATTAGGTACATCAGGTCTACTTACTTTCGACTTATAGACGGGTTTACTTGCTATAGCATCTGGAATAGGAGATTTAAACGATTTAGTCTTTTCGGTAATCATTTCTCCTTTACCGGCTGCTTTATTATATTCTTCACGTTCTTTTTCGTAAAATTCGTTCATACTATTGAACGTAAATCTACGTAGCCAGATAGGCATATTATAGACCGTGTCCCAGTCGTAGCCTCCTTTACCAAAGAAAACTATCTCGTGTATTTGTCGGAATAAATCTGATCTATACTCGGGCGGTAGGGTAAAAAAAGGAAATATTTAATGGTATCTCTACACCCTCCTGTGTGTAGCCGTCGGAGCCGACGAAAGTAAAAGTGAGGTCTAAATCAGGAGATATCTTTTTTATATGATCTCTGAAGGCTCTAGCATCTGTTGCTAGAAGGTAGTTATCAATGAAATCCCTTACAGTCTTCTTATCTCTATCGCCATTAACGGCAATGATTGTTTGTTTTAATCTTGTAGTTACTTCGGCAGATAAATTAGCTTTTTTCAAGCCCTTTAGTTCTTCCTCGATGATTCTTTCATCTCCGTGTGTGAGAATTTTAAAAGTAATTTCGTTTTGAGAAGCTGGAAGAGTAAATGTGAATTCGTTAATGTTACTGTATGTACTGTAATCTACATCTCTATTCTTTAAAGTAGAGAGATCGATACTGATCGCTTCATCCTCTCCGGTTACAGGATGTGCCATTTTAACGTGGTAATCTTTTCCATAACCAAGGATACGGGCCGCTATTAGAACTGCGTTCTTATCGCCTACAGTTAGATCGTCGTAGTTGATTTTAGAAACGATAAGTGAGTTAAGTAACTTATCGAAAACTGTACCCTGCCTTATATAGTTTGGGTTAGAGAGGATATCTTCCTCTTTTGCTGTCATGTACTTCATTTCAATAACCCCTGAGGATAAAGGGTTATCTAAGGGATACAAAAGCCCTTTGGAAGGGAGTTCTACTGTTTCAGTAGGTAGCGATAACTTGGTTTGTGTACTCATAATCTTGATTTATGTTATATATACATAAATATATCAAGTATGAGTTTTTTTACCTATTCTAGAACAAATTCCAGTTCCAGGGGTCGGCGTAGATAGTAACTGCAATAAATACAAGGATCCATACAATAGATACTCTAATATTATCCCAAACCTCTCTCATATTATCTCGTCTACTAATCTCGGCCTCTAACTCCGAGGTCCAGGTTCCGTTATACATTGCATCAAGAGACTCGTAAGAGCTTCTATTGAAATCATACTTAGGGTCAGTCCACTTAAACCTAGTCATAAGGTTACCTAGTCTACGGAAGAAGGCTCCTACAAACTGGCCGAAAGCAGTACTTTCTAGACCTAGCCACCCTAATACTTTCATAACTATCTTCTCAATACCGCACTTAACCATAACACACACAAACCATATAAACCTAACCATAAAGAAGGCTATAAAAAGCCCGATAATAACTCCTACATCGTAGGCCGTAATTCTGTCCATAAAGTCAAACATAACATTGATTTTTATACCTAAATATAACGGATAACCCCATAGGAAACAACTTTTTACAGTGATATATCTTATTGAGAATCAATGAGTTATGAATATTAGGGTTTCTGTAAGATTCATAAAAAAAGCCGCTTTTTAGGCGGCTTCTAATGTGTTGAGAATCAATGAGATATCAATAGTTGAGGATACAGTAATCCATTCCGATACCTAATTCTATGGTAATTGCGTCTTGATTTGACCAATCGTAAGATCCGAAGTTTGCAGTCTTAACGAAAGCTCCCTTAATAATCCACTCAGAAACCACGTCGCCTACAGGTCCAAGGATTGATAGATTCAAATCCTTTTTATAGAAGTCAGAATATCCGTCACGTCCAGTTACGGATTCGTGTGATAAACGTATCCACTCGATACAGGCCTGCTGTCCAGAAGGAGAGATAGGATTGTAAAGGTTAAGGGTCATATCTTGCCATTCGGCCTTACCCTTGATCTTCCGGTAGATATTAATGTGGTCTAGCTTTACCTCATTCAAGTTGATATTGGGTGCTGTAGCACTCTTAATCATGAAAGAAGGAATGCCGTCAATATACATGATAAACCGGTTCTGAACCGTTGGTTCATAGGCCGTGAACATTATTTCATTTGGATCTAGTACTGGCATTTTATTCTTGTTTTATATAAATATCTATTAGTACAGAACCTATTACTTAGCTTCCTTCTCTATTTTTTTTGCTGCTTCTACTGCTTTAGCTGCGTCTTTATCTGAAACGCCTGCTTTTTTAAGTTTACCTCCTAGAGCAACAGCGCCTCCTAAAGCGGCAATTAGAACAGGAAGGTAATCAGTCAATTGAGCTAAAACACCTCCAGGAGGTAAGTGCGTAAATCCTTGCTGCATAGCACTCATAGTTTGGGGGTCAAGCTCATTTATCTCATCTCCTTCAGCTGTAATGGTCTCCATCTCTTTCTTTACACCACCAGTAGTTGCCTTAAACGTTTTGGTTGCGGCTTTAAGAGGATTGACGATACTTCCCTTCTGTACCTTATCGATTACGTCGTCTAGAAGTGCGATTATTGCGCCGATTTCAGAGCTATCGAGGCCCTTCATAAGGCTTACTTGCCTGGCTAGATCAAGAAGCTTTTTCTTGAAATCACTTATGTTATACACCATGTTAGGCTGATCATTCTTAGACAAATTTAGCGCTTCCGGTCTTACCTTCTTATCGCTATGCTTTTCAGCTTTTGCTCCTTTATCGGCTTTAGCCTCTTCTTTAGGTGCTTTTTCTTTCTTCTCACCTTTAGGTGTTTTAACGGCCTCGGTATAAGCACCGCCTGACATATCACCTTTGGCTTCAGTCAATACCTGCTTGGCAAGTGATTCGAACAATTGCTTTGATAAATGCAATCTAACTTTTGTGTTATTTTTCATCTAGAGTTATTTTTTATTTTATGCACCAAACGTAACACCGGTTGGTAAGATGTTGAAATCAAGTTGAATGAATTCAGCTGTTCTAGTAGGCTGTAGGTAAATAGCACCTACAAGAAGGTTACGGTCAATTACATCTGGTGTATTATTGGTCTCATCCATTACTACACGGAAGGCATATAGACCTTGACGCTGTTGTACGTAATCAAGATATGGATTAACTTGAGATAGGAAACGATTACGTGTAACGGCTGTATTCTGCTCGAATACCAAAGTCTGGGCAATCTGACCGATATAGCTCTTAAGGGCGATCAATAGACGACGTACATTCACTCTATCTAGTGCAGAAGCACGAGCTTGTAGTGTCTTTTGTCCATATACTACTGTACCTTGACCGGGGAATACTGCGATTGGGTTAACGCGACCTGTATATAATGTATTACGTTGACCTACAGTTAGACGTCTTTCAGGCTGGATTACAGTTGGAAGACCTCCGCGATTTAGACCAGCGGGTGCAAACCACTCAGCTGATACCTTATCGTTGTACTCGTATACTCCGGGGATAATTACTGAAGCAGGTACGAAGTTCAGACGTCCGGTTTCGATTGAGCGAACCTGTAACCATGGCCAATATGTAGCACCATAGCTATTGTCGTAAGACTGCGCTGCTGTAGTTACAAGGTTAATGGCTTGATTATATCCAACCATATCAACTACTGCAATAGCATCTCCACGATTCTGAACCATTGCAAGAAGGCTACTGATTATTGAGGTAGCGTTTTGATTTGTGATACCTGGAGCATATATCGAATCATATACGTACTGGTCTTGATTGGCCAGCAAATTGATAGCAGTAGCGTAATTGTCAGGGAATACACCTTGAATATTTGTTGCTGAGTTAGAACCTACTGAAGTTATAGTTGGGATTTGCTCGAATAAGTTCAATGGAGCAAGACCGAAACAACCGTACAAGGGACCTACAGCACCACCGAAAGCACCGTTTTGAGATCCGCTACCGTTCAAAGGAATTGAGGCGGTGTAGGCGGCATAAGGACGGCCTTGTGGATTTAGGTAGTTAGGAGTCGGTAGGTTAACGTTTCTAACACGTACATATAATGATGAGTTAGGATAGCTACCGGTAATCTCTAAATATTGCTGTCCATCGCTATCTGTAGCTACGGTTTGGGTTTGATCACCGATTACGTAGGCAATATAGTTATTCTGATTAGGATCAAGAGAAAGGTTTGTCCAAGTCTCAAGTACGGTTTGGTTGGCTGTATAATCATCTCCTCTTCTAATCAAAAGAGTAAAGAGGCCGGAAGCTGAATCGGCTTGAGTAACTTGCCATCTAATATTATTTATAGACCCTGAAGGTAGAATACCGTTGAGTGCTGTTGTTGCACCCTGGTTATTGTTCATAATAGTACCTACTGAAAGGGTTTCAAGTACGAAAGGAGTCTCGCCAGCAAGACTACAAGGGATAAGGGATGAAGTCGCTGCTGTATAGGATCCACTAGCAACTCTCGTTACAAGAAGTGAAGTACCTCCTTGTTGGAAGTAGTTATAAGCGGCTTGCGAAGTTAAATACTCGTAGGTGTTACTGTTAGATACAAAGGTAGTTCCGAATCTAGCTTTATACTGAGAATAGGAAGTTACGAGTGTTGGGATATTAGGTCTACCTACAACGGTTGGACCGATTAAGGCGGCTCCTACTGTTACTGGACCTGCAGTTACCTGGGAAAGGTCGTTTTCTCTTAGGAATACACCTGGTGAAATTAATGCTTCTGCCATTTTAATAATTTATTTCTAGTAATAAATATCAGTCCATAAAGGCAAAACCTAATTTATTCCCAAGGAGTACTCACTTATGCAGGAAGCGGAGAGATATCTCCAGTTTCGGGATCAATACTGCCATCACCGTACTTTTCTCCAAGCTGTTTAAGTTGCACGCGCTGTTTAAGTGCATTAGATTTAATAGCTTCTTTTAGGTTCTCTAATTCGAGATCAAGTAGAGTTCTTTGAAAATGTAACTCACCTAGAATTGCCGCTAGACGAGCGGCCTCTTGTCTGTTGTTTTGAAACTCTTGTAACTCTTCTGGAGATAATGTCTGTTTTTCCATGTTTTATTTATTTTGTAACTTTTTTGGCTGCTTTCTTACGTGGTTTTTTGACTTCAGCAGGCTGTACTTCTAGAACAGGGGTCTCAACTTCAGGCTCAGGCTTAATGAAAAGACTCTTCAACTTGTTGATGATCTTACTAAGTACCATGGTTTAGTTATTTGGTAATAAATAGTATTGAATCTATGGGATCTAATATATAAATATCTACTAAACTTGCAGAATTAAACCTTTCTATCTTCTTCTTTCCTAAGTCCGTAATTAATCCACCTATACCATATCCTTTCGTGTATATAGTATTGAATAGGCTTATAGACTAGTTCGGCGATACCAAATGCCGCACCTATTTTGACTGAACCTGATACTCCCCACATTATTATAAAGCCAATTAGAGTGCTGATAACTCGATAGCTTACGGTTTTTGCTATATGTCGTTTTCTTTCAACTATCATCTTACTATTACTACATCTCCCTTCCAAATTACCTCTACTGCAGTACAGCTTACGTGGTGTTTTTCAACTTCTTGATTCCTAATCGAATCCCAGACTGTATCTCGGGTTGTATGTACAGGGAGTTGAAAGATAACATTTGAGCAAATACGTTCTTGTCCGTCGACTAGTATTCGCCAAAAGCTATGATTATCCTTACACTGGGTATTCCACCTTACTTTTACGTCTATCATAATTTTCCCTCCTGTTTCATTTGTTCACGGATTTTGGTTGCAGATATATCATGGATCTCTTGAGGAGGTACATGTTCTATTACGTCGTAGCCTATTCCTCTTCCGATATTAACCGATTCGATATCGGGAATTTTCATGATATGTAATTTTCCTGTTTCTAGGAGATCTCTTAGTTCGCTCGATAGGTTCATAAGAATCTCTTGAGCCGTCCACGGGTTCTTCTCGCTAACAGGGACATCGCGAATACAGAGAAGTACCTTTTTTCCTTCTTCGAGAGCTTGATCAATTAACCATCTATGCCCAGAATGCCAGGGCTGCCATCTCCCGATGAACATTGCCCACTCTCCGGACTTATGTTCTGCTTTAGCTAGGTAGTTCTTCATTAGTATAGCGTTTTATTGCATCTACGCATTCGGATATTGATAACTTAGACGTGTCTAAATGTAATATACGTTCTTTTTCTGGTATTTCAAAATCTTGCACGTGAAATTTTTCTCTCCCTCTTTCCCCTTCGTAGGTCAAGTATATCCACTTAACATCGTCGGTCAGATTCTTAAGGTAGTTACGTGCTTCTTTATAAGGATATACGAGAGATAGAATAATACCGTCACTACCTATACTATTCATGTAGTGAGCAATATCACTGGCTCTATTCAGATTTTGAATACGGCCTTTTCTACTGAAATTTTTGTTTTTAAAGATTTCACGCAGTTCATCTCCGTCAATATTCCAGTATTCACCGAAACACTGTTCGTTTACTAATTTTTTTGCCAGGGTAGACTTACCGCAGTGGGGCTGTCCGAATAATACTATAATCATTTTTTATAACCGAATATGTCAAAGAACCATTTGTGACTGTTGTAGATCCATTCGTAGGTGTAATCGCCTAATATGTCTCTTGAATCATCAGGTAGAGCACCTAATGTATTTCTAATTGTATGATCGCCATAAATACCGTGTACGGTATCATCTTCTACTGTGATTTGAGGTATATGGCTGAAGTTATGTTGGTAATAAGGTACTTCAAGATATTGATAGATACTCTGCATCATTGCCTCTGGTTTAGTGCAGAGATCCTCATATCTAATAATAAGAAAGTTTTGAGCTGTCTTATCAAGTATTGCTTGATATAGCTTTGGTACTGCATGCCCTATTGGATGTCCTACGGCCCATTTTTCTACTCGCTGCTGTGTAGTTAAACCCGTTAATTTAGCATTGTCTATTTCACCCTGATCTCTATCGGGATTGGCTCTAAATTTTTTCTCCATAGAAGCAAATACCGCTCTCAAATCCCTTACCATGTATAGCATTTTAGGATTTGGATAAATGTTATTCACTAAGGAGTAAACAGAACCCCAATTTCTATTTTTGTCTAGAATGTAAGGCTTGTCAGTTAAATTTTCGATATAACCTCTTAGTCCCTCTCTACAGAAGGCATAAAACCCGTCACGCCACATTTCTTTATCCCCAGCGTATGCTTCTTTGTTTCCGTTATAACCAATTCTAGCACCTAGTACTAGATCAATCATACCGGAGGTAGGCGTAACATGAAAATCAGGATTTTGTCCAATGAGGTTTTGTAGTAATGTTGAACCGGCTCTAGGAAGTGAGCTTTGATAAAATATTTTTTGTCTCATAACTTAATTTAAATATAACTAAATTTTTTATGTTTTCAAAACTTTTTTATAAAGTACAGACTATATAACTATATTCTTCTGTGCATGCTACTTCTGTTGGTCCGGTAATGCCCCCAAATGCAAGAGCTGCATTTTGTGTACCTGCCCCTGCTAATGCATATCTAGCAGTACTTAAAGCACAACCTGCTGTCCAAGTAGATCCATTATACTCTTCTGTACAAGTATATCCTTGTCCACCAAAAGCAAGTCCGGCGTTTTGTGTTCCTGCTCCTGCTAAAGCAAATCTAGCAGTAATCAAAGCACCGCCTGCTGACCAAGCAGATCCATTGTATTCTTCTGTGCAAGAGACAATTGAAGCGTTATCTTCTCCTCCAAAAACAAGCCCAGCGTTTTGTGTACCTGCTCCTGCTAAATATTTTCTAGCGGTAATTAACGCGCTTCCTGCTGACCATGATGATCCATCATATTCTTCTGTACATGCTCCATATGGGCTGTCTCCTCCAACAGCTAAAGCGGCATTTTGTGTTCCTGCTCCTGCTAAGTAATATCTACCAGTAATTAAAGCACCTCCTGCTGACCATGATGATCCATCATATTCTTCTGTACATCTAAGTACATACGGTGAGTAAAAACCTCCAAAAGCAAGTCCGGCGTTTTGTGTTCCTGCTCCTGCTAATCCATGTCGAGCACTAGCTAAAGCACCACCCGCTGTCCAAGAAGTTCCATCATATTCTTCTGTACAAGATACACTGTTGACAGGGGGGAGTGCCCTCCCTCCAAAAGCAAGACCTGCGTTTTGTGTACCTGCTCCTGCTAATTCGAACCTAGCGTAAATCATAGCGCCACCCGTTGACCAAGCTTGCGGTCCGGTATATTTAACTCTCCCCTCATCTTCATCATACCACATACTGCCTTCAATCTCTGGTGTTGGTGTTTTACCAAGCACCAAAACTGCAGTACCTGAAAGTGTTAAATTAGGGCCGTTAATTAACATGTTGTATTGTTGATGTTTTTATTGTTTATTCTGGGATTGTACATATTGATATTCCGTTGTATTCTTCTGTGCATGATGCTCCAGATGGACTCCCTCCAAAAGCAAGTCCGCTAGCTTGTGTTCCTGCTCCTGCTAATTGTTGTCTACCAGTAATCAAAGCACCGCCTGTCGACCATACAGTTCCGTTATATTCTTCCGTGCAGGCATATCCCGGTGATCCGCCAAATGCAAGACCTGCATTTTGGCTTCCTGCACCTGCTAATTTAGTAACACCGTTAATCAGTGCACCGCCTGTAGCCCATGCTGATCCGTCATATTCTTCTGTACAAGTATATCCTTGTCCACCAAAAGAAAGAGCTGCATTTTGTGTTCCTGCTCCTGCTGACGACTCTCTACCGAATATTAAAGCACCGCCTGCTAACCACGAAGTTCCGTTATATTCTTCTGTGCACGATACATATGAAGTACCTCCAGAGGCTAATGCTGCGTTTTGAGTTCCCGCTCCCGCTAATTGAGATGTACCATTAATTAAAGCGCCGCCGGCTGACCAAGAAGATCCATTATATTCTTCTGTGCATGTTCCTACATTAATTGAAGGATTATTTCCCCCAAAAGCAAGGCCTGCGTTTTGGATTCCTGCTCCACCTACTCCAAATCTACACGTAATTAAATTACCGCCTGCTGCCCACGATGTTCCGTTATATTCTTCTGTATTTCTTAAAGGATTAGGTCCACCATCCCCTCCTCCAAATACTAAACCTGCATTTTGTGTGCCTGCCCCTCCTGCTCCTTCTGTCCTACAGGTAATCAATGCACCGCCTGCCGACCATGTACTATTCCCTGATCCAAATGTAAACTGTATTTTTCCTAATGTAGGATTAAACCACATATTACCAGCAGTAGTTGTATTCGATACTGTATTAAGTATCAGTACTGCCGATCCTGTAATGACTAAATTTGAATTATCTATGTTCATTGATATGTGGTGTTGTCCTTTCTATTATAAATATTTTAGAAGCAGCATATGACTGGTACTGTATTGTATTCTTCTGTGCATGCTACATTTGGATCTCCTCCAAAAGCAAGAGCTTTAGCAAATGTACCTGCGCCTGCTAAACTACCTCTACCGGTAATTAATGCGCCGCCTGCTAACCATGATATACCATTGTATTCCTCTGTACAAGCCTCATTTGGAGTTGTACCTCCAAAGGCTAAACCTGCATTTTGTGTCCCTGCACCAGCTAGTGTTCTCCTGCCAATAATCATAGCGCCGCCTGCCGACCAATTAGTTCCGTTATATTCTTCTGTACATGATAGTATAGGTCCGTTCTGTCCGCCAAATGCAAGACCAGCATTTTGTGTACCTACTCCTGCTAGAATACATCGGGCATTAATCATTGCTCCACCGGCCGACCAATTAGATCCGTCATACTCTTCCGTACAGGATACGTTACTACTAACCGGAGTTCCGGCATATCCTCCAAAAGCAAGCCCCGCATTTTGTGTTCCTGCTCCTGCTAAATTAAATCTAGCTGTAATTAAAGTAGTACCTGTCGACCAGGCTGTTCCGTTATATTCTTCAGTACAAGCTACTATAGTTGGTATACCACCTCCGAAAGCGAGACCAGCATTTTGAGTACCTGCTCCAGCTAAAAGATATCTAGCGGTAATTAAAGCTCCGCCTGCTGCCCAAGATGATCCATTATACTCTTCTGTACAAGATACTACTGTTGGAGTACTACCCCCGAATGCGAGGGCTGAGTTTTGAGTACCTGCTCCGGCGAGCCCGTTTCTAGCAGTGATTAAAGCACCGCCTGCCGCCCATGCTCCATTACCAAGCCCGGTATACTGTACTTTCTGTAATAATTTATTATACCATATAGCGCCCTCTATAGCAGTATCGTCTGCTCTTCCAAGTGTTAAAACCGCTTGGCCTGATATAACTAGGTTAGGAGGTCCGCAAACTTTCATACTACGTCACATTTGATAATAAATATATTAGAATCAAATGTTATTGAGTATTTCGTCAATATTAAACATGTCTGTTAACTCCATGTAAGGACATTCGTGTAGATTATTTTCAAATTGAAAATCAAAGAGATACGATCCTATGAGCTGATTTGCTTTCTTGGGTAGGTTTGCAACTACATTTTTATGTAATCTATATCCGAATACTGTCGGCGAAGTTCCTACCCATAGTACTGTCGATGGAAGTTTGAATGCGGCAGCAGCATGCTGTAGACAAGAATCGATTAGAACGCGTTTCTGTGCATCAACTAGTATTGCAAATAACTCAATATTGGATAGCTGTTGGTCTATTCTCTCTACCCCGTCTAGGTGATATCCGTCGGGTCTAGTTACTTGAAATATGTGGTATTGATTTCTGAATTTATTTACAATTGCCTGGGCTATATCTTGAGGCATATCGCGGGTCCAGGAGTAATTATACTTTTGACCTTGGCCCGGTCCTCCCCCTGTTTGAATAACTATTGTTGGTTTTTGTCTTTTCCAAAGACCGACTAATTGTCTTTGTACGTAGTTTGCAAATACTTGGGGCTGTTGTTCAGTATATTTTATACCCAGTAGATCGCACCAGTTTTCAATCAAATGCTTTGTTTTAGTAATATGTCCTGTTTGATTGTAGGGTTCGTGTCTACAGACAATGATATCTTTCTCGTAGATATAGTCTTCATAGAAGTAGGGTGCTTGTGTTAAATTGTATACCCTATCGATATAAGGGTTATTTAGAAATGCTTCTGGATAGGATACTACCATTATCAGCTTTCTGTCAGGAAAAGCTTCTTTTATATCTTTACATAGAGAGGTTGCTGCAATATTTTTACCTAATCCTCCCTGTATATGCCAGATAAAAAATTTATCTCCAATATTCCTGTTTGAGTGGTATATGTATCCTTGTTCTTGTTTCATTAAAATATTAATTCAGTTAAGTTCTCTTCCTCTCCAAATCCTACTTTAGGTACTACGTTGAATGCTAAACTGCATCTAGGTTTATCAGTCTTATTGACCGGTACCGAATGCATGAGATGAGAAGGGAATAGTATTAACAGGCCTGGTTCAAATGTTATAGCGAATTCCTGCTGTGCATACCTTAAGTCTTTTTTATCTTTTACTAGCTTTGGGGAAATATAAGATGCATTAACACCGCCTGCTGTTCTATGAAACTTGATAGCCGATGTTTTTTCAGCTGCATGTCCGTAATAGAGTACTCCTGAGAGTAGACTATTTGGGTGAGTATGTGCAGTATGGTGCTGTCCTGGGGCTTTTATAGAGACCCAAGATTGTCCGAATCTATATTCATTATAGGCGTATCCTAGCTTCTCGGCATACACCTTCACGTTACCTAAGATAAATTCAGCTAATGTCGCACATTCAGGTTTATCTAACAAATAGCTATCCTTAGATCTGAACCCGTAGTTATCATGATCGGAATCGGTACCCATGTCTTGACCATCGAAGAACTTAATTACCTTTGCATACTGCACGGGCAGCGTGGTAGCGTAAACCGGGGTTGGGAACAACTCCAGTATTTCATAATTAATTTGCATAACGTCCAAATATTATTTCAGAAATGGTTTCTTTATCGCCCAGTGTTCCTTTCGTTAATACGTTTACACCTAATGCTTTCCTGACTTTATTTGTTCTATTGGGAGGTACACCATGTGTAACGTATGAAGGAAATATAATGAAATTATTTTGTTGCGGTGTAAAATAAATTTCCTCCTGAGAGAATTTATGCTGCTGATAATCGTCCTGTAGAGAGGGTTCTAAATAAGTTCTATACTGAGATCCAGCTACTTTACTAAAGCAAATAGCTGCATCCCCGGGTTCAAAATCGTAATAAAATACGCCGGCAAGTAGAGTGTTTGGGTGAGTATGTGCTTTGTGAAATTGACCGGGCATTTTATAGGTAAGCCACGATTGAGAAAACTGCAATTCCTTATAGCGATACCTCATTACGTTAGTGGCAAAGTCATTAAAGCATTGCATGAAAAAATTAGCCAGCGGTTTACAGATTGGATGATCAATTATATAGCTATTTTTTGATATCCAACCATAAGGGCTATTTTTTCCATCGTTCATTTCGCAACTATCGAAGTACTTAACTATTTCAGTTGTATCTCCCGGGTATGTTGCTACATACAGCGGAGTTGGAAACATTTCAAAAACTTTAGCACTACTCCCTGCTATATTCATAACCTTAATTACTTTTTTGTGAAGGACTGATAAAATTAAATGCTATAGAGATTCTCTCTTCGTTTGATTCGTTTCTTTCTACGTGATGTTTGATCCAACTTGGAAACAGGTAGAAAGTAGATTCTTTAGCTGGCTTTGTCACAGAAAATGCGTTAGCCATTGTATGCTCTCTCTGTACCTTACTATTCATGAAGAATTCTATGTCGTCTCCCCTATGTAGCACTAAATCTCCCATGTTATTTCTTGGAACCGATACATAGTATACCCCAGACAAGATACTGTTCTGATGATCGTGTAATAGGTTATAATCATGATGTCCGTTGATGTTAATCCAGAAATTACCTATCTCTAGGTTATTGATTCCAGTATAACGAGCACATACATCGTTGACGAATACGTTCAAGTCATTGAAGAGGTTTTCTAACGCTACCGGAATTGGGAAGAGGAGTTCGCCTGAATGCCATCCTCCTCGATTTGAAATCGTAACCCCGGGCTTCTGTCTACGGGTTTCCAGGCAATACTGCTTGATAGATTGATTATCGATTCCTGATACAGGACACTCCCAAACCGGAGTTGCGAACCATAACTGTTCGTAAACTTTAAATTCCATAACTAAGTTTTTAATTATCTAAATGGGCGACCGCCGGTCCAAAATACTAGACACTTACGCTGGCCTCGTGTGATTGGTTTTACTCTATGCATGCAGAATGCTGGAAAGCAAATAACGTCTCCTTTCTCCCTGGGCACAACTACTGATTTTTGACCACCAAACCAGATCTCAAAATCGCCTCCTTCATAATCCCTAGGATCTGATAATTGAACAGTAGTAGCGATCTTTCTTTTATTAACATCGAGAGCACCTACGTCCATATGCCAGTCCAGGTGCCCTCCATCAGTTGGGTAGACTACATAGTGGATGGGATCGGTAACAACATCGATATCAAAATGAAATGCTTTTTCGTTAGCTTCTAATACTAGCGGAAATAAAATATCATAAAGCCATTTTGTATGCGGGGCTGGTTCAAGGTAGGCAATATCTCGGTTATTTGTTTGGTAGGAATCAGTATCGGTACCTAATTCTCTTACACCAGTCCTACCCTTGGAAAATTTATAGTTTGCTTTAACCATCTGCTCCAGTTCTCCGATCATACGATCATTAAATACGTTTTTAAAATAGTAAAACGTATTCCAGTTAGATTGTGGCTTAAAATTATTGTACGGCTTTAATGGAAACATAACAATTTATTTTTCAGTTCTATCAAGCATGGTAAACCAGCCTGTTAAAATATACTTTGTTTGAGTGGGAGAAGGAACACCTCTATGTAAATGCATCCAGTCCGACGGCCATATTATTAACTTTCCTTCGACTGCTGATTCGAAATGGTGCTGATAAAAAAATTCAGTTTCACCTCTATCTGTTACTGTATTTAAGTAAACAGCCCAGACTAGAAACCTGTTACTGTATTTGTTTGTTGCTCTTTCGCAATGCCACCCGTGAAATCCTTCTCCTGGTTCGTAGCGCTGCATATTGAATAGAGGGCTAATCTGCAAAGGATCAAGCTTAGAGAATGCTAGAGAATGTCTGTCAATATAATCTCGTTGACCTTTTTCTAAAATACCTACTAATTCTGTTAGCAAAGGACTCCAAGTCGGATGTTGCAAGTACCTAGGATCAAAAGTTATGTCTGTTGACTTTTTTCCGTTAGATGACGAAGTACCGTCGGGGCCGTAGAGTACGCCCGGTTTTTTATCTTCGGATACTTCAAACGCATCTATAAAAGCTTTACATAACTGAGAGGATAATGCCTTCTCTTTTCTGTATATGAACATAACTAAGTTTACTGTTGTTGCTGGCTTTCAACATGCTGGGCAAGCTGCTGTTGACGAGCCTGTTCAAATGTCAAAAGTGTATTACCTTCGGCCTTGAGTCTTTGCAGGGTTTGATAAGGACCTACAGCGTTAATAACTTCACTCGGTTCACTATTTGGACTGAGAGCCTTTACTCTATTTTCAAGCCTTAGTCCTAAGCTTTCGGCCTGATGTGTATTTACCTCTCTATCGTCGAAGGTTCCATCGTTGAGTTCGGCTTTAATCTTAGACCAAGTCTGGATCTCACGAACACGGTCGTGGGCTACCTGTTCCATGCAGGCTTTATTGTAGAGATTTTGATCTAAATCGATCTGTGCCTCTATAATATCGAGCATATCACCTTTAAGTTCTGCTTCTTTCATTTTACGTTCGAGTCTGAGCCTTTCTACATCGGCTCTTCTCATTTCAAATGAAAGATTCATCATCGCATCAAAGTGCGCAGACATTTCCCTAACCGACTGCCAGTATTTAGATGCCGGAGTGGGATGCTTGGCATCATTCAAGACCGATACACGCATTTCCGTTTCAGTACGGAAAATTTGTTTTTTATTCCAGTTATCGGCCAGTTCTTCTTTTAATCTTACAACTTCCCTAGCGTCTTCCGGTTTCAAAACCGCTAGAATATTCTGTAAATCACTAGGAATTGCTAGTTCGCGACCTGATTCTTGTTTATTTTCGTCCATAACGAAGTTTGTATTTACTATTAATGTAACAAATATTATTCAATCTTCCAACTCTTTTTAGGGAAGAATGATATTTTGAGGTTCAGGGCCACAGAGCCATGGTGTTGAACCGGAAACGCAAGTTTGCCATTCTGTCTGAGTCTGATCAACTACGGCATCAACGAGAGCTTGTGCTTCTGCTTTAGTCTTTTCTACAGCTCCTACCCGGGTTGCCCAGATTTGATTGTTTTCCGTTACCCATACGTTTGCGGGATATCCGGCAATGTGGGATCTTTGGTTATCTTCGTGGGTGATGAATCCTACCCCCGTGTTAACTGCTACGTAATACTGCATGTTTTTTAGTTTTAAGGTTTATTAATAAATATTACTTGTTCTTAAATTTATTGATTTTTGCCGTAAGATCGGCAATTTGCTGCTGCTGTTCTTGGATGGCTTTAATAAGCGGAGCTATAATTTTTGAATAGCTCATACCCTCTACCTCGCCTGCTTCATCCTTACTTACTATTTCAGGATAAACATTGGCTACCTCTTCGGCAATCAATCCTATGTCATGTTTGCGGTTGGTTTTCCAATCAAATTCAACAGGTTTGAGTTGGTTAATTTTATCAAGCTGTGATGTTAATTCTTTGATATCATCTTTGTAGCGCTGGGCTGATGTTTCAATAAGGCATGATACTGTTGTGATGCCGTTTTCGGCACAGTAATCGAAAGATAGTAGAGGGCCTATTCCACCTGTGTATTCTTCCGTGCAGGCTAAATATGCCCCGTAAAACCCTCCAAAAGCAAGTCCAGCATTTTGTGTTCCTGCTCCAGCTAATGCATATCTGGAATTATTTAGAGTACCGCCTGTTGACCACGTTGATCCGTTATATTCTTCCGTACAGGCACCGTATCCGCTACTGCCTCCAAAGGCTAAAGCAGCATTTTGTGTGCCTGCTCCTGCTAAACATTTTCTACCAATAATCATAGCACCGCCTGCTGTCCATGAAGTTCCGTTATATTCTTCTGTACAAGCTCCTGCAGATCCTCCAAATGCTAAAGCTGCGTTTTGTATACCTGCTCCCGCTAAGCTATCTCTACCAGCGATTAAAGCACCACCAGCAGACCAAGAGGTTCCGTTATATTCTTCTGTGCATGCGCCTGGTCCATAGTTTCCGCCAAATGCTAATCCGGCATTTTGTGTACCTGCTCCTGCTAAATACTCTCCACCTGAAATTAAAGCACCGCCTGCTGTCCAAGTGGCGCCATCATATTCCTCTGTACAGGTATTTGGGGACGGCCTTCCTCCAAAAGCTAAAGCTGCATTTTGTGTTCCTGCTCCTGCTAAACGGAATTGAGCGTTTATCATTGCTCCACCGTTTGACCATGAAGATCCATCATACTCCTCTGTACAATTATAAGTAGGATAACCGCCAAAAGCAAGACCTGCATTTTGAGTACCTGCTCCTGCTAAAAAATGTCTAGCAGTGATCATAGCACCGCCTGCCGACCACGATCCTCCTGGCCCTACACCAGATGTATAATAACAAAATTGAACATTACTTATTGTTTTTATAGAACCTGATATCTCTAGTGTATCATCTACAAATGTAGTTCTGATAGATGTATTGCCTGTTGTGTTGGAGAAGTTGAAGGTTTGGGGGTTGGGGTTTGAGCCAGCATATTCTTCTGTGCATGATTGCCCCGGATTTCCTCCAAAAGCAAGTCCTGCATTTTGTGTACCTGCTCCTGCTAAAAATGCTCTACCAGTAATTAAAGCACCGCCTGTAGACCATGAAGATCCATCATATTCCTCTGTACAGGTAACTGAAGGAGTGCCTCCAAATCCTAAAGCAGCATTTTGTGTACCTGCTCCGGCTAGAGCATACCTAGAGCTAATCAATGCTCCTCCTACCGACCAAGAAGTACCGTTATATTCTTCAGTACATGCTACTGTTGTTGGGTTGGTAGTTATTCCACCAAATGCTAAGCCTGAATTTTGTGTTCCTGCTCCTGCTAAACCTTGTCTAGCAGTAATTAAAGCACCGCCTGCCGACCAAGTCGATCCATCGTACTCTTCAGTACATGCTCTTGATGTTGGGGTGGTAGTTATTCCACCAAATGCTAAGCCTGAATTTTGTGTTCCTGCTCCTGCTAAATACAATCTAGCTGTAATTAAAGCTCCACCAGTTGACCAGGACGATCCATTATATTCTTCTGTACATGATATAGGATTATATCCATCGCTACCTCCAAATGCTAAGCCGGCATTTTGTGTTCCTACTCCTGCTAAGAGATATCTAGCAACACTCAAAGCTCCGCCTGTAAACCAGCTTGACCCGTTATATTCTTCAGTACATGTACAAACATATGTTACAATACCTCCAAATGCTAAGCCTGAATTTTGTGTACCTGCTCCTGCTAAACTTTCTCTAGCAGTAATTAAAGCACCACCAGCACTCCACCCGGCTACTATATTATATCCAAATCCTACACTTCCTGTTACACCTAATGATCCGCTAACTTGAGCCGATCCTGTAAAAGGGAATACGGGCGGTAGGTTTATATAAGATGCTGTAAGGGCATATGAAGATGTTCCAAATAGAGATCCTGTTGCTGATATATTACCTGTTGAATTTGAATAGAGGAAAGTTTGTGTAGTACCTCCACCTGTATGATAATTAAATCCTACACTTCCAGTAACACCTAGTGATCCGGTCGCTCTGAAGGATCCTGAAACCCTAGAGTTGTCTGGAGAAATTAAACCGTTCCTGGCTACAAATTCGTTTGACATAGTCTATTCTTGGGGCGGTGTTTTATATAAATATTTTTGATCTTCTAAATCGCTAGCTTCCTTAGTTAACACAGCAATTTGTTGTTGCTGCTCTTGAATAGCTTTAATTAGGGCGGCTACCATTTTAGAGTAACTAATACCTGTTATTTTACCCTCTTCGTCTCTACTTACTACCTCGGGATAAATTTCGGCTACCTCTTCGGCAATCAGACCAATATCTGGTTTGCGGCTTGTTTTCCAAACAAACTCTACTGGTTTAAGTTGATTAATCTTATCAAGCTGGTTTGTTAATTCTTTAACGTTGTCTTTATATCT